GATTACCCAAAGTGGAAATATCACCCGGTTCAGGCTGCGCTGGTCGTTGGCAGTCAGCGTGAAGAAAATGACCTCGGTGAAGGATGGGCTGACCAGCCATTCCCAAAGGCGCAGACAGAAGCGCCAGGCCTTGCAAGCGGAAATTCTGATGCCGGCGTGGCAGACCACCGCGATCTGTTCGCCAAGTGGGTCGACTACCAGGGCCTGAACGACGAAGATCCTGGCGTACTCAACCTGCTGTTCGATGCATTCACCGCGCGCGGTCGCCAGGGTGACGCCGAGCTTTACGCTGAGGTTCCGACCCAAGACGAGGCCGAAACCAAACGCCAAAAGCTGCTCACCGACGCCAAAGAACTTGGCCTGAGCCTGCATCCTCGCACCGGTTCCGAGAAGATCCAGGCTGCTATCGACGCCAAGCTGGCCGAGGTTTAACCCATGACGACCCCTGTAGAGCTGATCAACCTGGCGCTCAAGAAGATTGGCGTGCTTGGGGTCGGTCAAACCGCGTCCGATGAGGATGTTTCGGACGCATTCAAGCAGCTGAACATGATGATGGCGCAGTGGTCCGTGAAGCGGAACGTGGTCTACCAGATCGTTGACGTTCCGTGCACCGCTACAGGCGCGCAAACATATACCGTAGGGGTTGGTGGCAACTTCGACACCCCACGGCCTTCAAAGCTGTTTGGGGCGTATTGCAGGCAGATCAATACGCCGGGGCTACCAGTGGACTATTCATTGGACCTGCTGCAATCAATCAGCGATTTCTCTCGGGTATCCACAAAGTCCATGGGCACCATGCCGTCGCTGGTCTGGTACGACCCGCAGATGCCCTTGGGTATCCTTCACGTCTGGCCAGTCGCCGGCGCCGGATACGAGCTGCACATCCTGGCCCTTCGGCCTCTGGGCAAGTTTCCAACCCCATACGACGACATCACGCTACCTGAGGTTTACGAAGAGGCGTTGATGTACAACCTGGCAGGCCGCCTTTACTCCGACTATGGGCTTCAGCCCAATCCGGTAGTGGTTGCGCTTGCAAGCGCGAGCCTTGCGACGGTGCGTCAATCGAACCTGCAGGTGGCAAAACTGCAAATGCCGGCCGCCGTGGTGCCTGGCGGGTCCTACAACGTCTATTCGGACCGGTGACCATGAAAGTCCCACTTATTACCGGCGCATACCAGGCGCGCAGCGTTATCGCGTCTGCCCAGCGGTGCGTGAACCTGTACGCAGAGAAGAACCCTGAGGGTGAAGAGTTCCCGATGACGTTCTATCCGACTCCGGGACTGGTAAGGAAGGGTGACGCCGGGCCATTGACTGGCTGGCGATGCCTGTACACCAGCACAGACAACCGTCTTTTCGGCGTTGTTGGCCAAAATGTCGTCACCATCAGCGAAACCTTTCAGCTGACCACGCTTGGCGAGATAGATTCGGTACAAACTCCGTGCTACATGCTCGACAACGGGAACCAAATCGTAATCGTTGATGGAACGCCGCAGGGCTACACGATTGACCTTGAAGACCTGAAGTACAGCAGGATCACGAACGAGGCATTCTATGGCTCGTCTCGTCTTGCGCTGGTTGACGGGTACATGCTGTTCAATCGGCCAGGCACAAAACAGTGGTACATCTCGCTCATAAACGCGACCGACTTTGACTCCTTGGACTTTGCGAGCAAATCCGGCTCTGCTGACCTTCTGGTTGCCGTAGGCGTTACCCGTCGCAACGTGTTCCTCTTCGGTCAACAGACCACCGAGATATGGACGAACACCGGGGAGGCAAAATTCACGTTCTCCCGGCTGTCAGGCGCCTTCATTGAGTTCGGCTGCGCTTCCGCCGATACCATCGCGCAGGCTGATGGATCGCTTTACTGGCTCAGCCGCTCGAAAGAAGGCCAGTGCATGGTGCTGCGTTCGGTCAACTACGACCGTGAACGCATCAGCACGTTTGCCATCGAGAACGAGTTTCAGACCTACGAGCGCATCGACGACGCCTTTGCCTATGTGCACCAGATGTCGGGGCACTACTGGTACGTGATCACCTTCCCGACGGCCAACAAGACGTGGGTCTTTGATGCCGCAACCGGTGAATGGCATGAGCGCGCCATGCTGGATACCAAGGGCAATCTGAATCGCCATGTCGCCGGCTGCTTCAGCTACTGGAATGGCATGCATCTGGTAGGCGCCTACGATAGCGGCCTGATCTATGAGATGAGGCTCGATAAGTACTCGGATGACGGCCAGCCTACTCGACGCATTCGCTCCTTCCCGCATTTGACAGACGATGGCAACCGAGTCACCTACCAGCAGTTTCAGGCGGCAATGGAGGTCGGAGAGGGCGAGCCTGGCACTGAGCCTGAGATGCGCTTGCGGTGGAGTGATACCAAGGGGGCTTCCTGGGGTACGTCTATCAGTTCCACTCTGGGCCAGCGCGGCGGTTATCTGAAGGACTGCCGATTCCTGCGCTTGGGGCAGGCCCGCAGTCGAGTTTTTGAGCTGTCTTGGTCCGCAGATTGCCCTACGGCGCTCAACGGCGCCTATATCCAGATCCAGCAGGCCGCCAGATGACACTGTCTACGCAGATACCAGACGCAGGCACGCCAATCTTTGACGCCAAGGGGTACATCAACCCTGTCTGGCACAACTTCTTCAACACCATGTTGCGCCGGACCGGGGGGACTCGCGGAGGGGATCAGGTCGTAGGTGACGAGATTCTTGAAGCGACGTTTGCCGCCGGCGTGCCGCCTATGCCTGAGGCTCAGCAACCGCTCATGCTTGACCAGTTGCTTGCTTCTCCAAGGCTTGTTGGCGAGTCATTCGGGGATGTCCAGCAGGTTGCAAGCCATGGCCTGCAAAATGATCCAGACCTTCACGATGTAGCCACGACGACAGCAGCCGGCTTCATGTCGGCCGCAGACAAGTCAAAGCTCAACGGTATTTCCTCTGGAGCCGCTGTTTCGACCGTTACGGGAACGGCCCCGATCGTAAGCAGCGGCGGGGCAGCGCCGGCTATCAGTATCGTCGCGGCAACATCTTCAGTGCCTGGAAGCATGTCTGCTGCAGATAAGGCAAAGCTTGATTTGCTCACCTATGCCGCTGGCGTGTGGTCTCCAACGTTCAACTTTGCAACCAACGGTGACCTGGCGGCCACATGGTCAATTTCCACCGGGTTTTACACCAAGATTGGTCGCATGGTTTTTGCGCAGTTCGTGCTGGTTTCCAGCTCTTTCACCTGGTCTACCGCATCCGGGCAACTGACCATTGGCGGATTCCCGTTCCCTATGGCTGGGCCGAATATCTGCGTCGGTGTGCTGGACTGGGCAGGAATAACCAAGGCCGGCTTCACAGAATTCTCCGTCACCATGAACACAGGCTCAGCAGCGCAAATTATCGCCAATGGCTCCGGCCAGCTCAGAGCGAACATTGTGGCGGCTGATATGCCTTCGGGTGGCTTCGTACGACTGATCGGAAACATAAGCTATCCAACCTGAGGGGCAAGCATGGCCATCACCTACAAAGAGCTTATCTCTGCTCAGACACTGACCGCTACGGGCGTCAGCTACTACGTCGCGCCAGCTGAAACCCAGGCTGCCATCCATGCCGTGAGTGTTTACAACCCAACCGGCGCAGCAGTGACCGTGAATCTTTACCGGGTTCCTGTCGGCGGGGCTTCTGGCCCAACCAATCGCATCGCCTCGCGCCTGGTTGGTGCGGGCGCAACAGTGTCTCTTCCTGACGCTATTAACCACAAGCTTGCCCCTGGCTCTCAGCTTTTCGCTGATGGACTGGGCTGCAACCTAAACGCCAGTGGCGTCGAATTCCTTCCTTCCAACTGATCGGTGAATCATGCGCAATTTCTTGAAGATCGCCCAAGGCGTTGACGTCATGCCTTTGGTGCATGCCCTGTATCGACGCCAGGACCTCTGGCACGAAGACACCTATATGCGTGACTACCCGCAGGGCCCTTTCGGTGAAACCGATTCGATTCTGCTGCGATTCCCTGTTAAGTCGGTGAAGGAAACAGAAGCCGAAGTTGCAGATCACTTCAGCAAGTACGACCAGCATGAATGCATCGACTATCCGGCCTATGCATCGCTGCCAGAGGCGCGCCCGCTGATCATGAACCTGATGAGCTATGTGGGCGGCACTCGTCTTGGGCGCTGCGTCGTGAACCGCGTAAAGGCAGGCGGCCGCATCTTCCCGCACTCCGACACACCGGCGCATGCCGAGTACTGGGAACGCCATCACATCGTGCTGCAGGCGGCTCCGGGGGTTGATTTCCGGTGCGAGGACGAACACGTAACCATGCTGCCTGGCGAAATCTGGTGGTTCAACAACGCGCTTGACCATGAAGTCGTCAACAACAGCGGCCAAGACCGCATCCACCTGGTGGTGGACATCAAGAGTAGCCGCCCATGATTACTGCCCACATCGAGAAATTCAATGACAACGTCGAAGAGCTGAAACAGGTAATCCCGCTGCACTACGCGGAGCTTGCGCTGAATCAAGACAAGGTGCCGCTGGCGCCACAGTGGGGCATCTACCTGGCACGCGAACAGATGGGCGAATTGTTGTTCGTCACGCTGCGTGACTCCGGAAAGCTGGCTGGCTATTTCATTGGGTTCATCGCTCCAGGCCTTCATTACGAAACCTGCCTGACCTGCATCATGGACATTTTTTACGTCAAGCCTGACGAGCGCGGCCAGGCTGGCGGCAAATTGCTGTTTGAGTTCGTCGAAAAAGAGCTTCGTCGTCGCAAGGTGAACCGCATGTTTGTTGGCTCCAAATGCCACATGGACGCCTCTTGGCTGTTTGAGCGCCTTGGCTACGAGCGGTGCGAAGTCACATACACCAAATGGCTGGAGGATTGAATCATGGTTGCAGCAGCAGTTGTCGGCGGCGCCGTAGTTGGTGGCATCGCTTCAAATATGGCAGCCGGCAAACAGGCAGATGCCGCCGGCAAGGCTGCTGATCAATCGGCAGAAGCCGCCGCGCAGATGCGAGCCGACTTGACGCCCTATAACGATCTTGGCAAGCAGGCCATCAACCCGCTTTGGGCTGCGATGGGATACCAGCCTGGCGCCAATGGTGCCATGGCGGTAAATCCCAACTCGCCCCTTCAAACGCAATTCGCATTCGACCCCAAAAACCTTGAAAACACGCCGGGTTACCAGTTCACCCTGCAGCAGGGACTCAAGGGCACGAACAATGCGCTGGCAGCTCAGGGTCTGGGGCTTTCAGGCGCCCAGGCGAAGGGCCTGAGCCAGTACACCACCGGCCTGGCCAACCAGACCTATGGCGATCAGTACAACCGCGCCCTAAGCACCTACAACACGAACTATCAGGTTGCAGCAAACAACGTCAACAACCTGCAGAACTTGGTGAATACCGGGCAAAACTCCGCGGCGCAGTCCGGCCAGCAAGGTGTTCAAGCAGCGAACAATGCAGGCAACTACCTGACGCAGCAAGGCAACGCACAGGCTGCCGGGATTGCTGGTGTCGGCCAGGCCGTCAACAGTGGCGTCAACAACTACATGCTCTACAACGCGCTGTACAAATGAGGATGTGACCCATGGCTATTGATCCATCCATTGCCCTGTCGGCAAATGCGGGCAGCGGCAACTTGCTGCAGACGCTGGCCGGGGCAACTCAGCTTCGCGGTGTTCAGCAGCAGCAGCAAGCAAATATCGCCGCATCGCAGGCATATAAAGCCGCAACAGCGCCTGACGGCACCATTGACTATGGGAAGCTCACCGCCGCTCTCTCGCAGGGCCCAGCAGCCTATAACCTGCCGCAGATCCAGGCGCAGGTAAACGAAGCTCGAAACTCGGCGCTGAACTACGACAAGGGCAAGCTGGAAATGGCCCAGAAGCGTACAGACCTGCTGTCTGGTGGATTTGGTGGCTTGCTCGCTTCCGGCAACATTACTCCGCAGGCGGTCATGCAGATCGCGAGTCAGGGTATCCGGCAGGGGCTTTTTACGCCTGAGGACGCGGTGAGTTTTACGTCCGATATGCCAAGCGACCCATCGCAGCTGCAGGCCTGGGCCAAGCAGAAATATGTCGGCTTCAGCACTGACGCTGATCGTCTCAAAACCCTGATGCCACAGCAGCAAACCATCAACACCGGTGCCCAGCAGGTTGTGTCGGCATTCGACCCGCTTACCGGCGCACCAACCGGGCAGAACACCGTATTCAACAACCAAATGTCGCCGGAAGCCGCATCGCAGCCGACTCAGGTGTTCGACCCAGCAAGCGGCACCATGCGCAACGTCACCCGCCAGCAGTTCGCCGATATGGCCGGCGGCGTGCCTGCAAATCCCGGCATGGCAGGGGGGGCGGCGCAGGGAATGGGCGGCGGCGCTCTTGGCACGGGCCGCCTACAGCCAATCACCCAGGCGCCAGGCTTGCAAGCGGCCCCCGCGCTTGGTGCACAAGAAGCGGCGCAGACCATCGGCAAAGGGGCAGCAGAGGCGTCACTTGCGCTGCAAAGCCAGGCAGACGCCGCTCCGCAGGCGATCTACCAACTTCAGAACATGCGCAGCGCGCTGGCCGACATCAATACGGGCCCGAACGCAGACTGGCAGGGCAAGGCCAAGGCTCTGGCCTTACAGGTCGCCCCGGACGTGGCCACTAAGCTTGGCCTTGACCCGCAAAAGGTGGCCAGCCAGGAAGAGTTCAAGAAGTACTCCACGCAATTGGCGCAAGGACTGGCCCAGGGACTTGGCACGGGTACTGATGAAAAGCTCGCATCGGCTGTATCTGCGAACCCGAACATCAGCCTTTCCAAGCTGGGCAACCAGCAGATCATCGATGTCCTGATCGCGACTCAGCGTGGCACCCAGGCCAAAAACATCGCCTGGCAGAACAGTGGCCTGCCGCCCGAGAAGTACAACCAGTTCAGCACCCAATTCAACAAGGATATCGACCCGCGCGTATTCGCCGCCCAGGACATGGATCAGGCAGCGCGCTACAAGATGCTCGACAGCCTGCCGAAGCGCGATCAGGAAGCCTTCAAACAGTCCTGGCTTAAGGCGCGGGCGGCGGGGTATGTGCAATGAGCCAGTGGGATTCGATGATTCAGGCAGCCGGCCAGAAATACAACGTTGATCCAAAGCTGATCGCATCGATCGTAAAGACCGAAAGCAGTGGCAACCCCAACGCCTACAACAGCGAGCACGGAGCCACCGGCCTTGGCCAGCAGATCCCGGCAACCGCAAAGGCCCTGGGCATCGACCCAAAAGACCCAGCGCAGTCGATTGAAGGCGTGGCAAAGCTTCTGGACGAAAACTTACGCAGGTATGGCAACCCTGAACAGGCCGTGCTTGCCTATCACGGCGGTACTGATCAGGCAGCATGGGGTCCAAAGACGCAGGACTATCTGCGCAAGGTCTCGACCAACTATGGAGCGCCTCAAGTGGCCAAGCCAAGCGCAGTACCTGACAGCGACTTTGAAGCGGCATTCGGCGCGCGCCCGGGTGCGCAGCCCGTGGCAGATGATTTTGAGGCTGCGTTCGGCCCGCGACCCGAGGCAGCAGCAGCTCCTGCAGCTCCTGCGTCAGCTCAAGCAGCGCCACCGGATCAGCCAGCGTTGCCAGCAACCGGTCCGCTTGATCTGGCATGGCAGGGCCTTCAAAAGCTTGGGGAAACCGGCATCAGCAACGTCAACGCCGCAGGCCGTGGCCTGAGTGATGTTTTTGACGCGCCCAGCGAATGGCTTGCTGCTGGTGCCGAAAAATCAGGCCTGACTGGGCTGCTCGGCAAGGCCGGGATAAACATGCCGACCGCCGAGCAGCAGATGCAGATCAATGCTCAGAGCCGTGCTGACTATGACGTCAGAAACCCAGAGGCTGGCATCCAGGGCGGAATTTCGAGGATCGCCGGCAACATCGGCGGCGTAATGGCGCCGATTGCAGGCGTAGAGGCGGCCGCTGTACAGGGCGGTCGTGCGCTGGGCAATGCACTGGGAAACCCGCAGGCGCTTTCAGCTGTAGGCGGCTTCCTGCGCGGCCAGGGTGGCAACTTGGCTTCGCGCATGACCTACGGCGCGCAGCAGGGCGCCGCAGGTGGTGCGCTGCTCTCTGGCGGGCAGCCTGACACTACTTTAGGCGAGTCGGTAGGCTTGGGCGCAGCACTCGGCGCTGGCGTGCCTGTTGCTTGGGCAGCGCTCAAATATGGCAAGGGTGCGCTTCAATCAATGGTCGACCCGTTTACCCAGGCTGGCCAGGGGCGCGTGGCGCAAAACATTCTCCAGCGAACGGCTGGCGATGGTCCTGCAATTGCGGATGCCTCCGCGTACGTCCCAGGGTCTACTCCAACCCTGGCCCAGGCCACACGCAACCCCGCAGTGGCTGCGATGGAGCGAGCCGCAGAAAGCCGGGCACCCCTACAGTTCGGCGCAATCAAAGAGCAGAACAACGCGGCGCGCAACGTCTACCTCGACACTATCCGAGGCAATCAGCAGACCCTTGACGCTGCCATTGCGACGCGCGAGCAGCAGGCTTTGCCATTGCTCAATACGGCGCTTGCGGGCGCGAAGCCAGCTGATGCAAAGCCGGTCGTCGATACCATTGAAAGCATCCTAGCCACGCGCTCAGGCCAGAGACCTGCAGTAAGCGGTGCACTTGCTAAGGTGCGCCAAAGTATTGAGCCTGATGGATCAGGTAAGCCCCTGCTATCTGACGTTGATCAGCTGTACGGCGTACGCCAGGCTATCAACGATCAGCTCACCACTGTGTCAGGCCGGGATAACTCTGCATCACAGCTGGCATCACGTGAGTTGATCCAGGTTCGTGACGCGCTTGACGACTCGATTGAGGCTGCTGCTCCTGGGTTCCGCAACTACCTCAAGCAGTATTCCGACTTATCTAAGCCAGTGGATGCTCAGCGATTCTTGCAGGGCCTGGATCTGACCGACCAAACCAGTCAGCGAATCACTTTGAGCAAAGTTAAAAGCCAGCTCAACCGCATTGAGAAAATGCAAGCCCAGCCAGGTGCAAACGCAGCCAAGTCAATAACCGATGCCCAGCTTGATGCTTTGCGCAACCTGCAAAAGGATCTGCAGCGGGAGGCCAATTCAAGCCTGGGCAGGTCAGCGGGGTCCAATACCTTCCAGAATCTGGCGATGGACAACCTGACAAGCTCAATGCTTCCTGGCCCTCTCGGTCGAATCCCATTTGCTCCAGAGGGCGTGGGTGGAGCGCTTGGCTTCGCGCTTGGCGGTCCGCCTGGCGCGGCAATCGGCGGAGTGGCAGGGCGTGGAGTGCGTGGCGCGCTGAACTCACAGAGTCCGGCAATTGAGGCTCGCTTAATCGACCTGCTTACCGATCCGACCACCACCCTCTCCGGGCCTGGTAGCGGACCCAAAAACCTCCTTCTCCAGCGGCTGGGGATCGGCGGGGCGAACTCCGTCTCCACGCAGGGCAGCAATAACCGACGCTGACCAAAACATCCAGAAGCCCGCCTTCGAATAGTCCGTAACCACAAAAAACGCCTTGGTGAAAATCAAGGTGACGTATTCCATTTGCCCTCCGGGAAGTGACCTATATGAGTTCTTTTCTTGTTCAGAACGGGAAACAAGCGTTTTCCGATGCCAACGGCCGCCCGCTTGTTGGCGGGAAGGTCTATTTCTACGCGCCAGGAACCAACACGCTTAAGGATACCTGGCAGGATTCGGACCAGACTGTTCTGAACACAAACCCGGTGGTGCTAGACGCCAGGGGAGAGGCATCAATCTATGGCGGCTCCGCCTATCGCCAAGTGCTTCGTGATGCTTCAGGCAATCTGATTTGGGATCAAATCCTTCCTGATCCGAACGCAAACCTGAATTCGTTTATTACTGATCTGGCCAACCCAACCGATCCGCTGAAAGGCGCAGCCATGGTTGGCCGCAGTTTTCAGGTAGCGCAGAACGTTGCAGAAGCGATCACGTATTCGAAGAGCTCGCCAGGCAAGTTCGTTCGCACCCTCGGATATTACACGGCCGGCGACGGCGGCGGTAATGACTACATTATCAAGCTGACTGGTACGCCAAATGGCGGGACAGTAATTGCCATGGCTGACGGTGGATTTCTGACCAGTTGCCAAAACGGCCCAATGAATCTGCGTCAGTGGGGCTGTAAGGGCGACGGCGCCACGGATGACACCGCTAGATTCCTGGCATGCGTATCGTTCGGCGCCACCTTCCATGTTCCAGATGGCACGTTCATGGTGGGTCCGGTTGGCCCTGCTGCTGTTCCTGCCTATCCGGAGGGCCCACTTGCAGAGCCGAACCGAACATCGGCATCGATTCTGAAATCAGGGCAATGCGTAACGGGGAATGGTGCCAAGTCAATTCTCAAATGGAACAACGCGACTAAGCAGGCGTTCTTCTATATGAAGGATGCGGTCAATTGCGATGTCAGCGATGTCAGCTTCGTCGGCGGTTACTCGGCGATGATTCTGGACCCAACAACTAACGGCTCTGTCGAGAATTGCGGCCTGACTCGATGCTTTATGGATGGACAACTGATTGGCATGATTGGTGGGAGGCAGCTTGCGATTGACCCTACCGGCTCAAGGTCGTGCACAACCCCCTACGCCATCAATTGTAAATACAAAAATATCGTGGTGCATGGCGTCACAATGTCAAATTGTGATCGTCCGCGTGTTGATGGTGGCGATTTCAAAGACATGCCTGGTGGATTCTGCGTCGATTTTTCGCAAGGAACTCGTGGCGGGATTATGTCAAGCCTCACTGGGAACAATGTATTGCATGGCGTAAAAGTGGAATCCTCAAACGTCTCAGGTGGGACAGACACTCTTCTCGCCAGCCGCCGATGCGTTATGAGTAATTTGAATTTCACGAACATTCTTGGGCTTGCAGTTCTTATAAATTCCGCAAACGACGTAATACTGATATCTGACTCCGAATTCCACGGGACAATCAACGACAGTTCTGCATCGCTAATCTCCCTGGATTCGGTAACCGGCTTTGCGAGCAATGGGCAGTGCATTTTGACGAATGTTATCGCAACGGCCACAGTTGGCGGATGCCTGCTTAATGGCCTTGCGTCAGGCGCCCTACCGACGCAGTTGATAGGCTGCAACCTGGTTGGCAAGTCATTCGGAATTAACAACAGAGCGCCCAAGCTCATGCTTGAGGACACTGTTATTTCTGTAGATCCTGCTACTGGTAATTGTATTAATACCGGGCTTAGCAACCTTAATAATCTTGATAAATTCACTATCAGAGGGTGTAATTTTACAGGGAATAACGGCCTCGCAGAGCAGGGGGCCACCACCGCATGGAGGCATGTAGATATCAGCGATACCGTATTTAACGTGGCTCTATACGCCGTATATGGGGCAACTCTTGCTGGCGGCGCGGTATGGTTCCGCCTTGCAGATTGCAAAATCAACAGAGCCGCAGCAACTTCGGCCGCCTCGGTGTCATTACCTGCGACTGCAAGCTCGGTGCTTATTGACAACCAATTCAACCTCAATCCTGCGTCGACGCCGTCAGCAATCACTGTATCCCCAAGCATTACGAAATCCAGGATATCCGGGAATGTTTCGACGGTTGGATTTGCTATAAGCGGTTCAGACGCATCTACCTCGGCTAACACAAACAATAATATCACCGATGCGGTTTATGCTGTGTACCTACCATAGAGTGTGTTAATTTGAGTTAATGATTTTTCTCATATTGCCGTAGTTAATTTCTGAGCGATAATATGGGTGGTTGAATTTTATTAATTGGTGTCGTGATTTTTAAGGTGTCTCTCCTTGTCCCGCGATTGGTTCTAGCTAGCACATAGCTTTAATAGTTTCGCTATTCCACTTTCGGAAATGGTTAATAATCAAGTGGCACCCATGCATATTGTGAATGCCATAACATGATTAAATATTTGCGCAGCTTTCTATTGCATTATTGGATCTGGCGATTTTTGGGTAATAGAGGGTGCAAAGTGGAAAGGATTGAATTCTGTATCTGTCTTCTGGACCGGCAGCACATATAGCCCCAGAAGAATCTGGGGCGTCTGCAGACACAGGGATAACTTGCAGTTGCAATTATCTAGTTGGAAGGATCG